ACCTTTAATCGCTTGTTGTAATAGGCAAAGCCTGAAGCATAGATGCCAGTAGCAACCCATTTATCTGTATCACATATCTCAAACATGCACATCTCTCCTAAGTGTACATGAATTATACCAGCTACCCATAAAAAAAGCCACTCTACAGTGGCTTTGTTCAGTTAATCTTACGTCCTATATTGTATTTGGCTACTAGATTCCACTCATCCTTCTCTTTGTAGGGGAGGACTTTGATCTGGGATAGGAGGGCGATTGGATCTTTTGTCTTCAATGGGTCAACTATGTCAATTAATCCCCATTCAGCAAGAAGGTTAGTGATGGTGTTTCGTCTTCCTACATCATCCTCACCAAAGCTGGATGGTTTCCCGTCTAGGAGAAATAGTTCTTTAAAATGAACAATGTAGTACTTACCTTGTTTGTGGAGGATGTGGCAAGATTGGTAGAGCATCTTGTCCTTCTTAGAGGCAACCCCGATCCTGGTCAGAGTCTCTCTAACTTTAAGGAAGTCATCTTCGTTCTTTAGGTGCACCTCGATTAGATTGTCTACCAGACTCATGTACCCCACCTCTTTGTAATTGTTCTTTTATCATGCTGAGTTCATCAGATGATAGTATGCTTAGTGCATGCGAGGCTTTTTCATTGCTATAGCCATAGTATTCTTTAACAGCATCCAGATCATTACTATCTTCTCTCTTGACCCATTTGGCAAATCTCTTTGCCGGTCTTATACTATTTAGGAGATAGGAATATTGAAGTCTGTTATCGAGTTGGCCACGCTGGTTCATCTCATTGGCATAGAGAATGGTATCGGTAAAGTAGGATAGTCCTTTGTTGACTAGGAAGGCTGGGTAACTCTTCTCCTCCAACTCATCTGTCATCAGATCGGCCTTGCTGTGACTGATGGAGGTTACATAGTCAAATGGGTTCACGTCAACATCCTTATAAGGCCAATGGTATCAATAGATGTGAGCAGGATGTAGTTAGCCAGCATGCCAAAAGATTTCCTAGACCAAGCAGCCCAAGCATACAGGGCACAACCAGTAATCCAAATAGGATAGAGAGCCAGAAGAGGTGGGGTTGGGACTGTGGCAGCCATAGTAACCGAGCAACCAATGCTGATAGCCCAAGCAAGCAACTCAATAGCAAACCGAATTCGGTTAGACTTATAATCATCTTTAATCCATTCTAACGTTGGTCTAAACAATTCTATCATGCAGTCAGAACCCTCTTCCATTTGCCTTTGATGTTGAGGTATAACTCACCATCAGGACCAGGGGCCATCTTAACACTTACTTGGTTCTCCGTTCCTGGCACAAACTTCTTTCTAGGCCCTCCAATCATTAACCCACCATCTGAACTAAGCCTCATTACCTCCTCCCCGGATGATCCGCTAAAAAAATAATGGCCTGAAGGCTGGGGCTCAGGAGGTGCTATCTCCCCATAACTTCTATTCAGACATAAGTTAGTTGAATCCTCCTCTAACTGGGCAATTATGGAAGGATCAATGGGCGGGATAGCAGGAGTGATATCAGGATTAGGTACAACGGGGCTGCCCATTGAGGCATCTCTACTCTGTGCACCAGCAGCAACACCCCCTGCAAGAGCAGCAGAGAGCAGACCAAAGCCCTTAACAAAATTTCTACGTCCATTCATTCTAACTCCTTACCAATGCCGGATGACACCAGCGACAATAAAACAATTTGTGATGATGTATGATAATACAATCAAAGTACGAATGATTGCAACTCTGTCTGCTACTCTATCATTCTTCATATCTGCCTTCTCCCCTAGTGCCTTAGCCCAGAGTGACCAAAGTGCTCTCATTTGAACTCACACTCCACCATCAGTTCAGTTAGACAGGCTGCCATATTGATCTCCTGATCGGCCACAAAGGCTGATTTGTATTGATAGTCAGCAATCTTAAGCACCAAGATGGGAATGGTGTTAGGTGTCAGGTACTCAGCTGCTACATCATACAGCTTACGAAAGAACGATGCGCTATCAATATCGCTATTAGATCCTACCCACTTACGCATCTCTGTAAAGTTCTTCTCTTTTAATAACTTGACCAGGTCACGAACGTTATCATCGTGGAAGTTAGATAGGATGCCGGTATCGATCTTACCAGTTCCTGCATACCTTTGTAACTCATTGAGTACCCGTCTCCAATCTGGTATATACTTAATGATTAACTCAGCTAGAACCTTCTTATCATACCCCACACCCTCCCCATCAAGGATGCCACACACCCTGCTGAGAAACTGCATAGCCATCTTTGACTTGTCTTTGCCCTCGACCTTAAACTCAACAACACTGCAGCGAGAGTGTAGAGGTTCAATAATACGATTTTTAAAATTACATGTAAGGATGAAGCCACAGTTTTTACTAAACTCTTCCATGAAGTTGCGCAGGGCGGGCTGGGTGCTATTGGGATTAAGATAGTCAGCCTCGTCTAAGATAACATACTTACGACCACCTTGTAGGGAGACTGAAGAGGCAAATGCCTTTATCTCATTACGAAGTGTGTCAATGTTGCCATTCATTGAGCCGTTAATAACAATGTAGTCACATTGTAGTTGTTCGAGCATGGCGCGGGCAATGGTAGTCTTACCAATCCCGGCACGTCCGGTCAGTAGTAGATTAGGAACGTTTCCATCATCTACAAATTGTTGAAAGGTCTTCTTTAACCCCTCAGGAAGGATAGCGTCTTCAATCGTCTGCGGCCGATATTTTTCTACCCATAGGAAGTGATTCATCATAATATAAGTTGCGCCAGTTTTCAGGTTTAATTTGTGATCCAGACATGATGGCTAAGAATATAACCCACCATGCCGACCAGTCATATTCTAATATAATATACATCCCACCAATCCACACTATCGCCTCAAATAAAATGCAATAGATGAGATAGGTGATGATTAGTAGGTTGTTCTTCATTGATCAAATGTGCTTGATGCCTCTGTTGCAATCCAATACTCAACATCGGTACCTTTAAAGTATGCGATACCTTTTGATGATATCTGCACATCATAATCACCTGGCATGATTTTAATATTTTCCGCCCTAAAAATCATCTTGAAGTTAAGTGATGTATCACCAAGGCGAACCTTATAGTTATCACTGGATGGGTTCTTTGAGTCGATGGCTTCAATATGCATACTAGATCCGTCCCCAGTAACGGCAATCTCTGGTAACTGTAGCACCCCCATTGCCTTCATAACCTTAGACAGATCATCGGTTGTGAATCTGAATTGTATCTCACAATCGGGCATCTTAACCTCTTTGTCACTTGGAGATACGATCATGTTTTCGGCAGCAAACGTATAGTTAACCCTCTGATGGCCCCCGGCAATCTCCATACTCCTCTCCCCTATAGTCAACTGGGGTGATTCAAAGAGAGATAGTACCCCTAAGAACTTAGACAGATCGTAGATAGCAAAGCTATTTGGAATCATCTCTCCAATGGTTGCCTTTGCCATGACTGTCTTTAGAGGGGAGACCGTACTCAACGTGCTCCCTGGTCTAAATGCCATCGATGGATTAATCGTAGAAAAGCTCTTCAATATTTGAATCGTTCTTGATTCTAATTTCATAATATAACTTTCAGTTTACTTCTTCTTTTTCAATTGACTGGAGTCAGCAGTAGCGGATGCACCAATGGAGGCCAGATCGGCCAGGCTACCACCGAAGATATAACTACCTACGTGTTGGAGTTGCATCCAAGGACAGAACCATATCCTCAATCCAATCTTCTGGGCATGGTAACAGAAGTTATAATCTTCTGATAGATAGCGTTTGCTTACTGGATCGATAATACAATCAAAGTATGCATGGATCTCTCTCGTACCGTCAAAGTGTTCTGTACGAACGTGATCGGGTTTGTAGCTCAGTTCAGGATAGGCAGCAGCGTACTTAGTAAAGGTATCTTTGCGCACCATCATGAACCCGGTACCAATCTCCAATACCTCTACTGGTTCACCCAACGGGATCTCTTTCTGACCACCCTTTGGATTAAACACATAGTCACCAACATACTTTTCTAATACGTTAGCATCCTCATCTGCAACCCCCTTGTCAACAGCCATCTTAATCTTCTCCCAGCTGATACATTTCTTGGGATACGGACCACCGATGACGTCATATGGGCTCTCATCAGTCATCAAAGCCATCAAGGCGATAACGTCCTGGGGATTGAAACCAATATCACTATCAATAAACATCAGGTGGGTAGCATCACTACGCATGAACTCATCCACGCAATAGTTACGTGCACGGGTAATCAAGGACTCATTGAAGAGGTAGTAAAGCTGTAAGGGGATGTTATACTTGGCACAGAATGCTGATAGGTCAGCAATTGAACGGCAATACATTCCAACACACTGACCCCCATACATGGGTGTGGCGACGAAGAGTTTCTTCTTCTGTAATTCTGCAATCTGAACTTCAATTTTCATTCTTTAACTCCATATTTTTTATCATGCTCTTTATTAATACCATAGTCACCATCATACATGCTCAATGACTCTGCCTCAAAACTTAAATACTGTCCTATCCTCGTACCCTTTTTAATCCTAGCCTGGCCAATTGTAACGTGAAGCATACCGGCCATAGCACCATGATAGCCGCTATCGTACAAGCCAGATGTAAGAAAAAGACCGTTACGGTTAAGAGTGCTGCGGGTAATGACCCATCCTGCCTCGCCTTGTCCCACACTGATAATGTTCTCCATAACGACTTCGTAATGGCCAGTGGGTAGGTTAAAGTATCCTTCAAGGTCGGGGGCGATCTCGATTGATCCTCTGTGCTTTTTGTGTTCGTTTGATACTTCGAATAGTCCATCACTGACCTTGAATATCTTATCGACCCTTAGGTCAATAGCGTTGGGTTGGCTGTCGCCTTCTTGGACAGCAGTTAAGGTAGACCTTGAGTTAGGTCCTAAGATATGCTTCATGCTAAATCATCTCCAAAATAGTACGGATTTTCTACCGTTTTAAACTCACCTCTATTATATAGCGTCTTTGTTTCAAGGTCCATATACAAAAACTTATTTGGTGGGGTCGGTATACTGCCATCAAATTTAGTTGACGATATAGTCAGCTGACCATCGTAGAACATTGGACTAATATCATTCCTAAAAAGATAAGCTCCAGCCCCATCATACCACAGACAACTAAAAGATCCGTCCACGTTGTTAATTTCATCTCTAGACGTATTAACAGCTCGAAGTAACAATTGCGTATCCCATTCTGTATCGTTACCAAAGCGCGCTTGCATCTCTTTAACATAATTTGCCTTTATGATACCGTTATGCCATAGGGCAGTAAACCACTCCCTTGCAGGATGTACGCTATCAAAGTCCCTTGCCTCTGTGGTTGGTGCTTGTATATGAATGATACCATAGTCACCTTCATCTAATATATCAAGTAAGGCCTTATCAAACGTACCCATACCTTTATTAAACACATGCAAGTCACCATGTAGATGTAACCTTGAAAATGAATAAGAGTGACTACCTCGATAGCTGTTGAGGTCTATCAACTCTATCAACTTATCTTTACTAAACGATCCTATAATTGCACACATTATTTAATTAACTTATCCCAAGGTATATCAACATTATACGGAATTGGATCTTTAATGCCAGCTTTGGCAAAGTTGGCAATTCGTTCACTACACGAAGGGCACTTACCACAACTCTTACCTGCCGAGTCTGGGTTATAGCAAGTCAGAGTATATGATAGCTCAACATTACCTAACTCATTGGCAATCATCAACTCATCGTACTTGGATAGGGTAGAGAATGGTGCCTCTAATCTAACCTTATGTGAACGATTTTGTTCGGCAACTGCATTCATACTATCAACGAAACGTTGTGAGGTATCCCAATAGCCATACTCGTCATGCACCTGTAA